CACCTTCTTGCTCTGTACAACCTAGCGAGTTTTAATCGCTGTGAGTTGAGAGCCCCGAGGAGCATGAACTAAAGTTCAGCTTGAACCTCCAAGTAATCGAACAGCCAAGGCCGCCAAGGGGGGTCTTCCCATCTGTAGAAATCTACAGTAGGGTTGATCTTCTTGAAACGGCTGACGCTGTCTACATGTGAGTTGCCCTGTAGTCCCAAAAGGAACACAAGGTACCACATTTGCAAGGACCAGCTTGACGTATCCAGATGCATCGGTTTGAACCGAGTTATCCTTATGCGCCAAACGTGCCTTTGCAAGTCTTTATCGAACCTCAGGAATCTGAGCCCGCTATCTGATGGAGCATGGAAATAATGGTCATAAATGACGTTTTTTCCCGCATACCATTTAGCAAGCTTTTCCCCTTGCGGTAGGTCCGGTGGCCCAATTAAGGGCACCCGAACGCAGCCGTAGAGGAATGCACATGTATTGTGCAACCTGAAGCCGACGCGATTATTCAAGAGCCGATTGAAAAGGTTGTATACCTCAACATCATTTCTTGGTAACCGCTTGACGTAGACCGGGCGAGTATCGACTCCACTAAGGAAGTCGGACCCGCAAGTTTCACGAAAATTCCCGAATATGAAGGATTTCTCCTCATTCGGCGTGAAACCGGCAAAATATAGCACTTCGTACAGCAGCAAAGCTGCGCATGGATCGATGATTATGTCATCACCGTACACGCGAAGTACTTTTAGATTGCCTCCGGAAACGATCGTACAGGCCTTTGCAATAGAATAAAAGATGATCGTCTCTAAGGGGAACGTAAATGCGTTACCCATTGATGAAAACTTCTCATATTTTTGCCAAGACCTTCCTTTGTCGAAAGTATACTCTTTGGATCTTAAATCATCCATGAGAGTGTACCATAAACTAGGAGTTAGCAATTTCACTATCTCAGTACTGATATTGTCAGATGCCGAGGACAGGTCTACAGTGGCCGCATGAAGCGGTCGCTGAGAGCCATCCCTAGCGGGGGGGTAGTTTCTAGCCTGATTTGTTAGGTGAACGCCAAAACGGCGTAATCTACCTTTCAGGTATGAATCAACCCCCTTCTGTAAATATACATTAACGGACGGTTCGATTGCTATGGTACGATCGGTAACTGCAGTCTTTGGGACTGCTGTTACTCGATTACCTCTCACCTTACTATAGGTACTACCCCCATCTATGAGCGATTGTTTCCAATGCTCCGAGTGGTTAAGTAGTACTTTAAAGTAAGGGAGAGCTTCTTCAGTCGACGTGTGGGGCCCCGCCACCTTATAATAGAGGTGGCGATGTTCCTGGTCACTCGACCCGAAGTTGAATCCTGGACCAAAGCCAGTCTGTGTGCATATCTTATGATATGCAATCCGCGTCAAAGGCCCATATATCTCTTCCGAGATGTTACGGGCCAAGTCCAAGACTTCCGCCACCCGATTGGGTATGCGAGAGCGATGACTTTGATAGAATCGTAGCCGCTTATTAGTTCGTTTACACTTCTGTTCAGAAGCGTGAAACTTACCAAAGGCGGTTTCCTTTCTAGCAAGCGCGGATGTACCAGGCAAGTCGACGTTCTTTTTGAAGAGAGCGTCTAATTGTCTTAGAGCACAGTAGCGAAGGTAATTAGAAGTTGCACTGTCTACTTCTAATTCAGCAGTAATGTAAGAGTGACAATCCAGAAGATTATGAGCATCGCTAAGATGATCACGGTCCCGCTGGGTGAGAAACTCTTCCAGATCCTGCTGACAGGCTTGGAATAATCCAGATAAGTGCGGAGTACCTTTAAGGTTCCTCCTATTAGGCTTTGCCATTTAACTTTCCTTAATAGATCTAACAATGTAATAAACATCGAAACACTCCCGGGTTTTTACGCCCGAGGAATGTCGAGATCGTCTACCACATCTGACTGAAATTCGACGTCTGAGACTAATGTCGCCAGCACGCCGATCATAGCCTTCACACTCGCAGCAGGTGCCGCGATAGGGAAGGTGATATTCATGTCAATCACAGCCTTAGAGTCTAAGGGCTCCGAATCCGCATCAATAAAGCTGCGAATAACACGGACCCGAAAACTCGGCCGGCTGTAAGTAGATCCATTAAGAACAGAAGGCTTGCGATCAAAAATCACAAGATAATTCTCCTGTACAGTATGGCCAGTCACACGATATGTGGATTGATTCTGGTTCGCTGAACCGTCGTAGGTCCATGTTCCAGGTATAGTAATATCAGCCACTGAGGGCCTCCTTTGGTAGGTTTGGTATATCTATATTATCGCAGTAGCTAAGCACCTCAGACATGTCTCTAAATGGATGTGTGTTGTCAAGAAATCCGTCAAAACGGAGTATGCCAAATAAATGGCTTCTTGTAACAGTCACTTCAAATAGGACGTCAATGAGGGGTAACTCTTTGGATAACATAAATCAAACCTGGTTAAGTTTACGTATTTTGTTCAGTATGTTCGCATATTTAGCAAATGCAATCGACGCTAAGTCGGTCACTTTTAAACTATCTAGGTTAACCCTGAACGCTAGTTCTGCGGTCGGATCGGCAAGTTTTCGTTCGTAAGTATACTTTTCAGTATGCAGTTCAAACGAAGGTGAGCCGCTGTAGGTATAATCAAAATTGGATGAGCCCCCATTTCCGGGGGTCACGACAGTCTTGTTAACGGTGGTTGCCTTTAAAGACACCCACGCACCCTTCAGTTGTTCCGAAGCGAATGGAGAGTACGCCGCTATAATTCGATCTATATTGAAAAACCAATCAATTATGAAAGAAAACGGTACTACTTCCCAACCAGTTACTAGAGGATCGAACGACGTGATGTCGTCAATGAGAGCCTCCAGTACAACTCCAGCCCGGGTTTCATGATGGAGTTCCTGCGTATGACTATACGCAGCGTAACCACCACTATACCCGGTCTTATATTTCTCGTACATACGAACGGTTTTACTCATACTTACTGTTTTGTAAGTGTTTGTAGCCACGTTCGTCTCAGACGCATAGCCCCTAATTAGGGGTGACGTCGAGTTCTTTAGCTTATAGAAAGCTTCAGTAATTGCTTCGAGATCAAACGCAATCTGTCTCCACCCATATCTAGCCTCTAACCACGTCTCTGCAAATGCAGCGGCGGGAGAAAGGTTAGCTTGAGATCGTTTACCTTTCGATAAACGTTCTATATGATTTGAGACGCGATCAGCCCTTTGCAGGGTGCGTTTACGGAATTGTTTGACTAAGTTCATAGTCTTCCGAAACTCGGCCATAAAAGTTAGTACGTCGAAACCTTTGCTCCTGGCTCGCGCCAGTGCATCGGTAACTAGTACATTCTCACTTGACCAAGAAGGAATACTACCTCCGAAATTCTTGTATTCGAAGCCGCTTTGATGCCAATAGGCACTTAAGGCGACATGGCCCTCGTAAGAGGACGTGAATGCAGGATTTCCGTAGTACGTCACATCCCATTCCATCTTCCCAGTATCAGATCTTACGATCCGACGCTTAGAAGAGGTTAGTGGATTGATGGGTAAAAACTCTCCAGTCTTTCGCATAGCGAAGTAACCAGGAGTAATCTCATCAGTCATGGCATCGGTTGAATTCATAACGAACGCTCCTGTCTGAATGACAGAAGGCGTTGCGTCTGGATAATCAGTCCGATGCACCACAGGAAGTGGCGCAGCACTTATTCGAGACCGGATTCGCGAGGCCATTAAATTGACCTCCGCAGTAACCAAGCACGGAACCATGTGTCACACACGCGAGTTTTAAGGCATTGAGCCCGTAGGCCCGCAGATTGTATGGACATGTTTCCTCCTTTAGGATAAATCCAAGAGTTTTGCTTAGTTAAGGACGGCTACACGTAGCCAACGTGGTTGCACTCTAATCTTCATCAGAGTGTTTCCG